AACTCCAGGTGCCGCTTGAGGGCGGCGGCCTGGGCGATCTTGTTGTCGCGGTAGAACTGACTGTTTACCATTTAGGTATAGCTTGATGTGGTTCGCACCTTCTTTTGTCTCTACACCTTGAGCTTTCAGCCATCTTAAAAACTCACTTTGTTTCAAAATATCCTCCGTTCGTTTTAAGATAAGGAAAGTATAAACAAAAATGTTTATATTGTCAAGCAATAATTAACAAAAATGTTTATTTTTATGATTGATAACAAGTTAAAACAAGAGATATTGGCACATGCCGAGCAATGCAAGCCGCAGGAATCATGCGGTTTTGTTGTTTTTGACGGGGAGCAAAATATCTACATCCCGTGCGTAAACGTATCGCCAGACCCAATTAATTATTTTGAGATTGCACCGGAAGAATTTATCGGCGCTGAGGATGTTGGCAAGATTATTGCGCTAGTCCACTCACACCCTAGTTTTAATGATGAGCGTGGATTGCCTTATTTATCCACGGCAGATAGAGAGTGCCAAGCGCGGTTAGATTTGGATTTTTGGCTTGTGATTGATGGTGACATTAAGTGTTTTCGCAACATCCAACCGCTGATCGGGCGGCAGTTTGAAAACAACAAACAAGACTGCCGAAATATCGTATTAGACAGCTATATGTTGTCCGGCATTGATTTAGATGATAAGTCAGTATATCCGTTTGACTGGTTTAAATCCTCTAATTTGTACGAGGAGGGATTGCAACGATGCGGATTTTACAAGTTGATGCAAGAGGATGACGTACAGCTTGGCGACATTATCCTAATCCAAGTCGGGGCTGATGTGGCTAATCATGCCGGGGTTTATTTGGGTAATCAAATGATGATACACCACAGTGAGGATAGATTGTCTGCGCGCGTACCGTATAACGGATTTTGGCTCAAGCACACTCACTCAATATGGAGATTTGGAGATTGGTACAAGTTAAATTTTACGGCGATCTTAAACGATTTGCAGATAGCCCGATAGAGCTAGAGGTTAGCAATTTTAAAGAGCTTATGAGTGGACTATTTACGCAAATTAAAGGACTTAGACAGCACATCCGTAAGGGTTATTACAAAATCCGTGTAGGTAGTAAGTATCTCTCTGAGGAGCAACTTAAAACAACGCCAATCATTGACCTTAAAGATGGCTGTACAGTGCATTTAACGCCTGTAGTTGCCGGGGCAGGTAAAGGCGGCAATGTATTACAAATCGTTGCCGGAGTTGTGCTAATGGTTATTGCGTGGTACGCGCCGCCAGCATGGGGTATGGCGGCTACCATGATGGGGGCAATGGGTGCGTCACTTACCCTATCTGGCGTTGTTGGATTATTAACTAAACCTCCGAGCATGAGTGACTACAGCAAAGAGGGCGAAAAAAAACAAAGCACCTCGTTTAGCAATATCAAAAACTTAACCCCGCAAGGCAGACCAATCCCTTTGCTTTACGGCAAAATGCTAACAAGTCTTGTGCTTATATCACAAGGGGTTGAGACATTTGACGATATGCAGACAAACTAAAAAAAGATTTCATTCAGACCACGCTTCATGCGTGGTTTTTTATTTTTAAGGATTGATAGATGGGTGGTAGTTCAAAAGGCGGCGGCGGGCATACTCCTTATGAGGCACCGGACTCTTTACGCTCGGCGCAAAAGCTACGCGCAATCGGTTTAATTTCGCTCGGCCCAATTAAAGGGCCTGTTAACAAATGGAAAGACACGTATTTTGACAATACTCCTATCCAAAACGCTAATGGTGTAGATGATAATGATGCCGCTAGTTTTAACTTTAAAAACACAGAGATCCAATACAATCTAGGCTATCAAGACCAAAGGCCATTAGAGGGGTTTGAGGCGTCTGAGCGTGAGGTATCTGTCGGAGCGGAGGTAAAACAACAGCATCCTATTACTAGATCGGTAATAGATCCCGATGTGACGCGCTTACGTCTAACGATCGGTGTAAACGCATTGATCTCACAAAACGATCAAGGGGACACGCACGGCGCGTCTGTTGATTTCCAAGTTTTGGTTAACAACACGCCGCGCGGAACATATCAGATCGAGGGTAAATCGTCATCCCGATTTTACCGCAGTTACATCATAGATGATTTACCGCCAAGACCATTTACGGTTACAGTCAAGCGCTTGACTGCGGATAGCAAATCTCAACGCTTACAAAATGGTACACATTGGGTAAGTTACACGGAGATTATCGACACCAAATTAAGCTATCCAAATATGGCTATTGTCGGCATTAAGACCGATAGCCGATACAACCCAAATTTTCCCAACATCAACTTTTTGCTGTATGGGCGTATTATCAAAATCCCGACAACTTACGACCCGGAAGCGCGCACGTACGCACCGGGATTGTGGCGCGGTGATTTTAAAATGGGGTGGACCAATAACCCTGCATGGATTTTTTACGACCTTATCACAGATAAATTAGCGGGCTTGGGTGAGCGCATTGGTGATTTTGGCATTGATAAATTTATGCTGTATGAGATTGCCAAATATTGTGATGAGCTTGTAGATGACGGCTACGGCGGTAAAGAGCCGCGCATGGTATCTAACTTATGGATTACCGAGCAAAGAGACGCTTATAACGTCATCTCTGATATGGCGTCTGTATTTAGAGCGATCGCTGTTTGGGATGGTACACAATTTACCGCAATCCAAGATAGACCAACCGACCCGGTGTGCTTATACAGTCAGTCAAACGTAGTTGACGGCAAATTTAGCCGGCAATACACCGCAGGTAAGGCAATTTTTACCGCGGTTGAGGTCGAGTATGCGGATGAGCGCAACTTATACCAAAAGGCGATTGAGTATGTTGCCGATGATGGCATGATTGCCCGTTACGGTTACAACGTTAAAAAGATGACTGCTTATGGATGCACCTCACGCGGTCAGGCTCATAGATATGGCAAATGGGTGTTAGAGACATCACGCCTTGAGCAATGCTCGATTACATTTACTGTTGGCCGCCAAGGTTTGATGCACTTACCCGGTGATATTATCGAGGTTGCAGATAACAACTATGCTGGCAAGGTTTTAGGCGGCCGAGTTGTTGCGATTAACGGTAAAAAGGTCACATTAGATCAGCCTGTAGAGATTAAGGGCGAGAGCTATCTAAACTACATCACTACCGATGGTTTGACAAAAATCAAAATTAAGTCGGTCGATAAATCTAATCCAGCAATCGTTGAGCTTGATAGTGTGCCGCAAGGGTTGGCTGTTTTTGATAACTGGGTGCTTAAATCAGGCGTAGTGTCAACGCAACTCTACCGAGCTCTCGGCATCACCGAAAATGACGATGGAAGCTATACCATTACCGCATTACAGCATGAGCCACAAAAAGAGGCTATTGTTGATGTTAGCGCTAGCTTTATGCCGTCCGTTACTACATCTCATGGCGCAGGTGTTAACAAGCCCGCTAACGCAGATATTAGCTTTGGTGATGGCGGGGTTAAATTAACATGGACTACGCCAACAAGCCATGGTGCGATTAAGTATGACATTAAGTTATACCGCAACGGTAATTTGTACAGCACTCACTTAGATTTAGACAGCCCGGAGATTAGTTTTGATAACCTACCGAGCGGAAGCTATACGGTAGAGATACGAGGCAAAAACGGTTTAGGGCAACTGTCCGATCCGGTAACGCGCACGTTTGAGATTAATCTCAACATCCCTCGATTTGTGACTAAATCGCTATTGTTTGCGATTGAGCTTGATTGGGATTTGCCAAAGACAGCAACTATTGGTAACTATACCGAGGTTTGGCGCAGTACAACCAATGACATTAGCAAAGCGGTTAAAGTGGCAACCTTGCCATATCCACAAAATAACTACGTTATGAGTGGAGTGCCGTTGAGCGCGGAATACTATTTTTGGTTGCGTTGCGGTGATAAAAACGACAATAAGGGCGAGTTTACCGCGGCCGTATTTGGTGAGGCGGACCATAATCCGGAAAGCCTACTAAAAATGGTCGAGGACACTGTTACTAGAGTTGGTGTTGGTCAAGAGTTAATTAAGAGCCTTAAAAATGACATCAATAGCGCAAATAACGCGGTGTCTGAGGAGACAAAAGCCCGTATTGCGGCGGTAAATAACACCATCCAACAAATCAACAACCAAGCGGCCGCCACCGGAACAGCAATCCAAAAACTGGAAAAAGCAGACAAAGCTCAAGCCGAAACGATTAAAACCGTAACGGCAAAAGCGGAATCTGCATTATCCGGCATAACCGCTGAGCAAAAAGCACGAGCGGACGGAGATAAGGCGGAAGCTCAAGCTAGACAAGCGCTAGCGGGCAGGGTAGCTAACGCGGAAAGTGGTATTGCATCTTTGCGTGAGACTGTCAACCAAAAAGATAGTGCGAGAGCAACCGAGATCCGAAATCTATCCGCTAAAGTTGACGGGGTGTCTGTCGGTGGTCGTAACTACGCATTATTAACCGGGTTGCAAGATAAAATCTTAACCGTTAACGGGAGTAATCAAACCAAGACCGTAAATGTAGATGTGTCTCCTGCGCTCTCATTAACCCAAGGGGATAGTTTAATCATCTCTTGTGATATTGACTTATCTAACGCGACATCCATTTACGGCAAGCCATATCCTCGCATAGGAGCCGAGCTATCAGTGGTTTATGATGATAATTCGGTTGGCTATTTTTCGGCCTGGTATGATGAGGCTGTTAACGGCGTCAAAAAGACCTTAAAACAGCGTATCTCGGCACAACATACTATCCCTAAAGCTGTTAAGTCAATCCGCAACATTATTGTACAAGCGCGCTATCAAACATCCGATTATATTAAGGTGTCAAACGTCAAGCTAGAGCGTGGCACAGTGGCGACAGATTGGAGCCCTGCGCCGGAAGATGGCTCGACTGAGATAGCGAGAGTGTCCGCGGACTTGACAAACTACCAACAAGCGCAAGCAACGACAAATAACGCTCAATCTCAAAAATTGGGTGAGTTGACTGCGAGAGTTGGCGCCGCGGAAGGCTCAATCGCAAATATCCGCACTGCCAAAGCGGACAAATCCGAGGTTGCTAGCATTGCTCAACAAAGTTTGCGCGCCACATGGCAAGCAGACGCGCAAGCCAAAGCAGATAAAGCAAAAACGGACGCAGTAGCCCAAAGCAAGGCGGAGATTGATGTAGTGAGCCGTACGGTTGCAGGCGTTAATAACAAGCTGTCGTCAACGCACACCATTAAAACGCAAGTAGTCGGTGGTGGTCGTACGGCGATTGCGGGTATTGCGCTTGGTGCGTCAAGTGATGGCAGGACGGCGGAAAGCTCAGTAATTGTAATGGCTGACAAATTCGGCGTTGTCAAAAATGCAACTGATGGCACAGTGCAAAATGTATTTACGCTTGCTAATGGTCGTCTTGCTTTGAGCGGTGATTTAATTGCAGATGGTACAATCCTTGGTCAACATATCAGAGCCAATCAGTCGCTAAACTCACCGATTATTAATGGTGGGTCGTTAAATATTGGTGATGGTAGATTTGCTGTAAATAATCAAGGGCAAGTGTCTATCCGCGCAAATCCAAATAATAATGTTGGTTTATACATAAACAACGAAACGATCATTGTTTATGACGATCGCGGGATGATAAGGGTTAAAATAGGGCGGTTATCATGATTATTTATATTGCATTGGTTACGGCAATCGCATTAGCGGTTGCTTTTTTTGTTTTTAGATTGAGAGGTCAAAAAAAAGGAGGTGATGTGCCATCATACGGAATACAAACATTTGATCAAAATGGTGTCATGATCTTTGACTCGACTATGCCAAGGCTCAGACTAATTGGGGAGTATATTGTATCGGCTAAATCTGAGACGGTTTTTACATACCCAATAAAAGACACTGAGCGATTAGTTGGGTGGTTGTTGCCAATAGATAAAGCTCCAGCGGCGCGATGGCAGGTTTTCCTTCGGGTTGAGGATAAAAAAATAACATGCTCACCAGCTTTAAACGGGATTAAAAATCCACATCAATACAAACTAATTATAGGAGTATATTAATATGTCAGAGTACGGTATCAATTCCGCGGATCTTAAGATTGACTCTAAGTATCGGTCTTATGTCCATAAATCGACCCACAAGTTAAGTCAAGAGTGCGTTAATGGAGAGTTGACCACTGCAATGATTGATTGTGAGCCTACAGATGTTTTTGTTGTCTGCGATCTGCATCACTCAGACCCGCTAAATCTTAATAGATACAAATCGGTCTTGATGTATTACGACGATGATCTAAGCAATGTTGGATTTGATTTTTGCCCGGAAAACAATGGCGCCAAAGCAACTATAACAGTGCATAAATTTACCTTAGCTCACAAGTCAACGGATAAATATGGTTTTGAGGTATATGACGACCAAGGGAGAGTGGTGTTAAACTCATCCGAAAAGCCACTGCTAGTGCAAGATGTTGTAAGACTTGGAGAGCAATCGCAAGTTACTAAAATGTATGGGCATAAGGTAGGATTGCTCGCTCAACAACATTTTACAATACCGACTGGTAATTTTGGGAACTACCAAGAGTTACTTCCGGGGCTTAAAGTTGGTAGCAATAATTCGGTTAGCTATATGTGTTTTAACACCACCGAAATAAACGGCGAATATATCGGGGACTCAGTCCCTGCCAAGCCAATCAATGACACATACCCAAGTATGATAATTATCAATTTATCTAACATATAAGGCCAAAAAAAAGATGAAATACATCGAAAAAATAATCGAGGAGCCTCGCACTGGTGCGAGCGCAAGCTATCACGCAGTAAGCGGGTTACAAACTGACTACGTAAACGGCAATACTTTTGTTACCATTGCATCATACGCGTCAAAAGCAAAAAAAGACGAGGGCAAAGATGCGCTAAGTATTAATACGTTTACCTTGCCTGCAGTACCGGATTGGGATGTTGTCCCTTATGAGTGGGCGTTGGCGGAATTAGTCAAAGCCAAACCGGAAGACTTTGTGTTGGAAAATTATGTAGGGTATATCAATCCTTACATTTTCGCAGGTGGCGAGGTTAAAGACGCAAATTAGACAAAAAATAACGGCGGGTAATTCCGCCGTCTTTTTTTTTATTTTTGCGCCCCGTAAAGCTCAATCATTTTTTTGATTATACACTTATTCTTCATAGATTTCAACTATACTGTTTCTACAATATTAAGAGAAGCCAAAAAGCATGGTACATATGTAAATTTTGTGAGCAAAGACAGGCTTGATACAATGAGCGAGACCGGAAAGCATCAGGGAGTTATTGCAATAGTTGCGGCATATGAGTACGCAAGTGTTGAGGATATATTGGAAAAGGCAAGACAAAAAAATGAGTCGCCTTTTGTATTTATTTTAGACGGCATAGAGGATCCTCATAATTTGGGTGCAATCATAAGAACAGCCAATCTTAGCGGTG